CTATGGAGACATGCTATGAGTCTTCTTAAAATTGATAAATCCAAGTTAGTGGAACCAAATGTGAAGACTACACCTCAAAACGTAAAAGAGTCCAATTTGGCGCTGTTTCGTGCTACAATGAACTTGCCCGCCGCTGCCAAGCACTGTGGGATGACTCAGAAGGAAATGAAATTGACCTTCTGGGAATTTTTGAAATACAACGAACCTGATTATGAAATCGAATCTTGACATCAGTCGGATCAACCTTGAAGAGTTCTTTGGTTGCGTGAACGCCACCAATACAACTCAAATGAAATCAAACGCCTTCAAGACCATCCGCACTTGGTTGCAGGAAAAGTCCTTTGCTAAGTGGAGCGACGGTCAACTTCAATATGTTGGTGACTATAAAGATGGTGTTGACTTTACTTCTGAAGATAATGTCAACTATGAGATGAAAGGAAAACTTAAGATGTTTAACAAGAATGGATCTACATCATCCATCGTTCTTAAGAACTTTCAGTCTGATAACAAAGTAATTGAAAAAACTTTTGATTACATGCTGCTTGTGGATACTGGGTCCATGGCACTTGGAATCACTGATTGGGAGACTGTAGAGAAGCGTATTTACTACACTCCCAAATCACCTACCGCAAAGGTCAAGTTTCTTCCTGGAGACTTTACTATGCTTGCCAAAGACATTAAACCTGCAGAGAAGAAGATTACCTCTGCTGAAATCCTTGACAATCTTCAGGAGATTCTGTGATGAAAGCATACAAGACACCTCTCCGTTATCCTGGTGGCAAGTCTCGTGCTTGTACCAAGATGGATCAATACTTCCCCGATCTTCGGGAGTATGATGAGTATCGTGAACCATTCCTCGGTGGTGGCAGTGTAGCAATTCATGTCACCAAGAAGTATCCGACTGTCAAGGTTTGGGTGAATGACCTGTATGAACCTCTGGTCAACTTCTGGAAGACTCTGCAGAGTGATGGGCAGAAGATGCGTGACGAACTCAATCAGTTGAAGTATCGTCATCCTGAACCAGTATCTGCAAAGCAATTGTTCTTGGAAGCAAAGGAGTATTTGAATCATGAAACCAAACGGACTGAACCCTTTCATCGTGCCGTTAGTTTTTACATTATTAACAAGTGCTCTTTTTCTGGTCTCACTGAGTCCTCATCCTTTTCTGCCCAGGCATCTGATTCAAACTTCTCGATGCGAGGAATAGATAAACTCCCTGGTTATTCTCAAATTATTAAGAACTGGGAAATCACCAATCTTTCCTACGACAAACTTTTGGATGAAGGTTCAGAGAAGTCTGCATTCATTTATTTGGATCCTCCTTATGACATCAAAGATAATCTCTACGGTAAAAAGGGAGCTATGCACAAGGGATTCGATCATGATCGTTTTGCCTCAGATTGTGATTCTTGCTCTATGGATTGCCTTATCAGTTACAATGCCGACCAGTTGGTTAAAGACCGATTCAAAGAATGGAACGCAGGAGAGTTTGACCTCACTTACACAATGCGCTCCGTAGGTGAGTACATGCGCGAACAAAAACAGCGAAAAGAACTTCTACTTTTTAACTATGGACTTAAAGGACTGGCTGAACTCGATCAATCAGACCAAAAAGAACTTGCTTGATGAAGATCCTACTCTTGAAAAAGAGTATCCTCCATATATTGTCAACCGTTGTTTCTCTGGTCATTTGGACTGCATTATGTTTGCGAATGAGATGAACATTCACAATAGCATTCCAAAGAAAATGCAATATGATTTTTATCTAAATAGTCTGAGGAAAAAGAAGAGGTTTTCTCCCTGGCTCCGACAAGATAAGATCAAAGACCTTGATTATGTCAAACGTCATTATGGTTATAGTAATGAGAAGGCAAAACAAGCACTACGGATCTTGACAAAAGAACAACTTACATTTATTAAATCAAAATTTGATACTGGAGGAACAAGATGAGTGTCGTTCAAGAACCTGAAGTGAAGTGGTCGCCCGAACAAATGGTTGAAGTGGTTCTTGGAGAACCTGATGACTTTTTGAAAGTGCGTGAAACTCTGACTCGTATTGGAGTCGCTTCTAGGAAAGAGAAGAAGATTTATCAGTCATGTCATATTCTGCATAAGCAGGGTAGATATTATTTGGTGCATTTCAAAGAGTTGTTTGCACTGGATGGTAAGCACGCCAACCTGACGCTGAATGATGTCCAGCGTCGTAATCGTATCGCACAACTTCTTGCAGATTGGGGTCTGGTGGAGATTGTGGATGTAGAAAAAATTCAACAGATTGCTCCGTTGAACCAGATTAAAGTATTAGCATATAAGGATAAGCAAGACTGGATCCTTGAGACCAAATATAATATTGGTGCTAAGAAAAAGAAGACTGAAGAAACTGAATAAATATAAGGAGGTTATAGACCTCCTTTTTTAATGAGTAGGATATTAAGACACGTAGGCAATAAAGACTTTAGAAGAACTCGTCAAAGGCAGATTGGTGAGCAGAAAGAACGTGCTGCCCAAAAATTGAAGGAGTGGCAAGAAGCAGAAGCAGAAAGAAAACAAATAGAAGAAATAGCAAGACCTTTTAAGTCTGATTGGAGAGAAGAAACGCAACTTCAAGAGAATGACTGGACACCTGTAGCAGGTTCCATTGCTAATTCTAGTGCTCAAACATTTCAATATGGAGGGGAGGGAGGTCCTACAGCAACGTTCTCTGGTCTTGGTGGAGTAGAAACATATCCATCTACTGTGAATGTAGATGGTGAAACTTTAATTGCTCCAGAGTATAGTCAGTTGGGACTACAGGGTTATGCAAAACCGCTTGGAATGGATGTTAGAAGAAGGCGTGATTACGAAGATGTAAACCCAAGACTTGACGCATCACAAGAGTTTGCACTAGCAGTTGGTGCTGATTATATGATGAATGCTAGAGTCGATGATGGAACATTAATTGCTCAAGTTATTGATGGTGAGAAACTATTACCACAAGAGTTGCAGGATATTTTAAACCGTAGAAGAGGTAAATCACCAGCTCTCGCTGGGACCATTACAAAAGATGAGAAGAGAAAAATAGCAACTTTCATGGCCACGAAAGATGGACAAGATCTTTTGATAAAGGATCCTGATACTTATGGTCGTCTTGAAAGAGCTTTTATGGATAAAACTCCACCACGTAATCTTTATCCAGGAAAAACTCCCCAACCTCAAGATCAATTTGATGATTTTGGCAAATCTCCACATGTAAGAGGCGGAGGGATGATAAATCCTACCGCTGCTACTAGTGCTCTTGCATCAGCTATTAGTAAATTGGGTGACCCTATAGCGAAAGATCAGGGTGTTAAAGATGCCAAAGATGTATTTGACTATTATATGAAATGGGCAGAGAACCCAAATAGTAACCCTGTGAATTTGACTAATAAGATTAGCCCTAAGGGTCAAGCTTATCTACAAAAACTTGCTGGTGATCCATCTGTTCAGGGTCTTACTGGTATGCGTAAGGCAGCAGCATTGAATTCGTTATACCAACAAGATCTTGAAAATGACAAGATTCCTTTAGGTCTTAGAAATATATTAGGAATGCCAGATGTGGATAAGGGAGATGGATTTAATGTTGATAAGAATGGAAAAGTAACTTTTAGTAAGGCATATGATTTTACTAACTATAAGGACACTGGGGGAACAGATATAAGAACTGGACTTCCAGCAATGGGATACGCAATATCTCAAGGTATTGGTAAACATCTTGGTATTCCATTCATCGCTGGTAGAGAGTCACCAACAATGAATATCAATGTTAATGTTGCTGCACCCAGTGCAAATGCTAATTCTCTTGGTCAACGTGGTTCAGATGGTGGAATGACTGATGCTCAGATCAAATCAGCACAAGATAAAGTAAATGCTGATCGTAGAGCAGGCAAGATGTCTGATATACGGGGTTCTCAAGCAAATAAGGGATTTGCATCCGACCCCAAAACTGGTGAACCCAAATACACAGGAATGAATGATCAGCAGTATAGTGATGCGTATAATAAAATTGCTGATAAGTATAATGAGTTGCGTGCACCATTAGAACGTGAATATCAGAGACCGTCTGGACAGTTAGCGTCAAAATCT